GGTGTCTGAACCTTAGGCAACATATAATCCAGCATAGCTTTAGCTTGCGCCTTGCTACTACCAAACTCACCCCATAGATACGTGTGGGCACGTTTTTTAGCAGCAATTGCACTAGCTACTTGCGTGGGGTAAGTGTATTGCTCATAAATCGAACCATGAACCGTCCCGCCCAATTGACTGATAACAAACTTGTCACTGCTATATCCAAACACACCGCTAACTCCTTGGTAACGGGCCCAATCAACACCTTGATCGCCTTTCGAAGCCATTGCAGTTAATGGCATTAAGAACAATGATAATGATGCTACTAACAATAATAACTTCTTTTTCATACTACGCCTCCATTGCTGGTTTAGATGCTGTTGCTGATTCGATGGCTGCTGGCGCATCATTGGTTGCTTGCGGATAAGTTTTGTATAAATCATCTTGTAAATCGGAGAATGCTTTTTCAACGGCATTTTTTACCGTAACTTCATCTGCATTCGTAAACCCTAATGATTTTAACCCATCGATCACATACTGAACTGCGGTTGACTTCTTGGCTTCGCCAGATAAATATTTATCAACGCCCAACTGTGCCGCAGCCGTAACGGCCGCTTCGGCTAATGGTGTCAACGCGTTTAGTAATGACAAAGCTTGCTTATTGTTAGCCAATACCTTACCGATCCATGCGAACACGATCGGAATTAGTGCCGTGGAAATTGCTACGATTAATTCTGAAATGTTATTCATTATTATCTTCCTTTCTAAATTACATGACGTCTTCTGGCGCCGGTGAGTAAGGTGTTGGCATTTTACCAATTTCTAACTTAGGTAGCTTAATATAAACATCTAACGGACTGTTAGTAGTATCAAAATACATGGATATTGTCTTGCGACTAGGATTACCAACCCGTCCAGTTTGAATTATACGAGACCATTCACTGCCAACGGTTCCTATTAATGGGTTTTTGTTACTAGTTTCTATACCAAGCACTTGAATCTTACCTATACCTTTGACATCGATACTATAAGACCAGTCTGAGTTATCTTGTATTTTACCATTGGCATAATTAAAAAGATAAATACCAACGGGGCTTCCCGAACCTTGTTCTGCTACAATGTGCCACATGTTTGTAGCACTATCAAAAGGATCTACAGTTACCGTTGCACCGCTGTTTACACCATAACTATCTGCAATTGATTTAGAATTTAAGTAAAGATTCCGCCCATAAACCTGCCTACCATTGCTGAAAACATTGTCTACTGGCTTGCCATTAGCAACGCATGCTCTACCATTGATTGTTGACATTTAATCACCCCTCAATAAAGTAGACGCCAGACTTATCAGCCAATGCGTCATAATCAGCTTGCGATATGATATTGATTACTGCATCTTTACCGCTTTCACCCTTGTCACCTTTATCACCAACGAGAGAAGTCAGCCATTCATCGACACTTCCTGAGAAGCCAGCATTAACGGCAACCTGATATGCAGAAAGTCCTTGGTCGCCTTTTTCACCTTTATCACCCTTATCGCCTTTGTCACCTTTATCACCTTTGATCCCTTGGGAACCACTTAGGTCAGCAACATAAGTGAAGTTAGTGCCGTTCCAAACGTAAAGTTTACCGTCGTCTGGATCGTTGACGTCACTGGCAATCATGGTGAAGTCACCGTCAGAGAAACCATCACCATTCATATCGGCGATTGATGGGAATGTCTTAACGATGCGGAAGTCTTTACCAGCATCTCCCTTGTCGCCTTTCATTCCTGTTTCTCCAACGAGAGAAGCCAGCCAATCTAATTGTGATCCTTGATAGCCGTTAATAACTGCGATTTGGTAAGCCGATAGGCCATCGTCACCCTTATCACCTTTCAGCCCATTGGCAATGGCATCGGCAACTTGCTGTTTGAGTTGTTCGCTTAGGCTGATGAATTGCTGAACGAAATCATCGACCGTAATGCTGCTGACTAATCCACCAGAAAGGCCAGTGACGTTCTCGTTGATTTGTAATGCTAAAAATCCATCACTAGGATAGATTGCAGTGCCGCCATTTACGGTGTCCCACAATTCGATCAGATAACTTCCTGCTGGCAATTTATCCAATTGTCCGCTAGTGATAACAGCATGGTTGTCCGTGATACTGGCACTGATTCCCAACAAATATCCAGAATCATTTTTGATTCTGACTTTTGCATCTGCTGTTAATTTTGCTGCGCTACCATTATCTAACGCATTTAAATGTATTTCAGTCGTGGTGTCGGCAAACTTGAACTGCTTATCACCATTTCCAAGATATAATTTCCTCATTGCTTATTTTCCTCCTCCTGCTTTCTTAATTCATCGTTCTGTTTTTTTAAATCTTCAATTGCCCGCTTTAAATCCTCTTCGTTGTGATCGGGGCGCTTCGTACCGTAGAACGCGGTAAGAAAAGCTACTGCAATCGATCCCGCCGTTGTGATTAATGCGGTAATAACAGCGTCACTCAATTATTTCAGCCCCTCACCACGATTTCATTAATAATTGATGCCAACACGAATGCGGCATACATACTTTCAAATCCGACAACGATACCTTGCTCCCAATCCCACACCGTAAACACTATGAAAAACAATAACCATACAAACGTCAATAACCCCGTCATGATTGATTTGTAGGCTAAATTATTTATATTCCATAGTGCATAAACAATCGTAAATGTTCCGACAATTCCCATTAAAAATATAAATGGCGGATCATCGAAGTACATTAATAGCGATGGCCTTGGTGGATAAAATGAAATTGTGTTTTGACGGATAATAAATAACGCACCAATCCCATATGTTTCCAACGCTTTCCAGAACCAGAACCTGTTATTCGCTAAATTTTTAATCATATAAATACCTCTATACCATATAAGTTAATGTACCGGCAGCCGCTGTTAAATTACCTTCCATTGCTTGATCTTTATATATGTTTAAGTCCCCGGCTGAGTGTAAGATGCACCCAGCAGTTGCATTGCTACTACCAACATTACCAGTTAAAATAGCAGATACGTTCAGACCATTGACAAACCTATAGGTTTGTGGCAGCGTAGTAACAACATTAAGGCTAGAGTTACTAATGTTCATATGAATATCAATTCTTACTTCAACCATCGATGAGTTTCCGAGTGGTATCTTTCTAGCTTGGACATTACCAGCAAATCCACTGTTTAATGTTAACGCTGTCCATGTTCTACCGTCTTTCCAGCCACTATCGATTGTTGAATAAATACTACGAGTAAATGTTAATCCCGCAGATAGCCAATAGAAGGTGATGAACTTGTAATTTGTCCACCCTTCTATTCTTACCATACATATAGAATCATCAACAGAATTAGGGGCATTATTAAAGCTACGGTTAACGTACAGCCCAAAATCTAAAGTTAAAATATCGTATTTTACTGATGCGTCTAGCCCAGCTGCCAATGAACCTCGCACATCTAGCAAATATTTGTCATCCTTAGACATGAACCCTGCTGTATCCTCTGTAGCCGGTAAATGTGCGGTACCGTTACTCCCAACATGCTCATCTAATTTAGATTTAATCTTCCTTAAAACGTCATAAATTTCATCGTTTTTCAATTAATTCACTTCCCTTAATATGTTATTGCGCGGTCACTGCCATATCCGAATCGATGAGCATTGATAGTTCTAGTAGATTTGTTAATTGAAAATACATCCCAACAATCTTCAGTTAACGTCCTAGCAACACGTCCTGTATCACCGTTATGGCATAGGCTGCATGATGTTTCAACACAATTAATATCATTGTAAACCATCTGGCCGTCTTTATGAATATGGCCGCTGAACAATCCGATTACCACGCTACTGCCTTGACTAGTAAAATCAACATTAAATGACACCGGAAGTTCACGAGAAGGGTATGAAACGTTTAACGATGTCCCTTTTTGAAAAGCGTTAATTATTGAAATCAAAATATCCGAATTAATTTGAGTTAGTGGTGATTGCCCAGCTGCCACTTCAAAAGTGTTTGGCAATGGGCAATGAGTAAAAATCATAACGTGCCAATCATTTGATTCCAACTTTAGAGCCGACTTAGCAAGCCATTCCAATTGTTCGCCTTGATAACCGCTAGTCGTCAAAAAGTCATATTGATAAGTTCCGTCTGATTTTAAAGTCCACGGAAGATCAAAACTATTAAGCCAAATAACTCTAATTTTGTAATCAGCATAATCTTTAAATCCGTAAAGGCTGTCATTATTTCTTGTTTCGCCAAACGCTTTTGACTTAGACAAGTAATAATTTTTAAGCTGATATTCAGACACAACAGTTGTAGGAGTACTATTTCCATTTTGACCATTGCCAGTATCGTGGTTACCAAGCATAAAGAACACGTCAGTTTTATGGCTAACCCGTCCGTAAAGATCACTTGTTACTTGTCTGGTTTCAGTTAATTTTTGGTTCTTACCATAGTACCCGTTAATATTATCGCCGCCAGCAACAACTGTATTAATTGGAACCATACGTGTTAATGCTGCAATATTTGCATAATGGGTTAAAGAACCAGGAGAATATGTTGATAATTGATGGTGATTATCAGTGATAAATCCGACATTAAACGTACTGTCATTAATAGAAGTCATCGTATTAAGTTCATTAATGAAGTAATCAGGAATAGGCCCACCAACTTCGTCAACGATATTATCAAAATATCCATCTAATATTTTTTGGTTTTTTGTATCACCAGTAATACCATTAATTAAATTGTCAATTTGTTCTTTTGTATAATATCCAGTGAAAAGTGTATCAATTTCATTCCGACTATAAAATGATCCGTTTTGGTATTCTTCATAAATCGCATCAATTTTTGTTTTTAAATCACGCATCGTTCCATCAATGATAGTGATGTAATCTTCAGCTTTTTTTTGAGTAATATCAACTGCAGCCTTAACCATGAAAATTAAATCATAAGTCGTTTCTTGGCCGTCGGAATTGTTTAATGAAAAGTAAGCATCTTTTATCTTGCCTGCTTCAGACCATAACGCGTTGGGAATCGCATAATCAAATTTACCATTTACAGCGTCAGTTAACGTTACACCAGCATTGTCAGCTACAACCGCTGTCCCGTTTGCAGTTGTAGCAATCAAATTAACCGTTTGTCCGGTTAAGTCAACTGCTGTTCCACGGTCAGTGATTTTCATATGCAACGTAACGGCACCATTTTTATCACCTTGGCGTCCTACAATTGGCTCGGGAATTGTTGAATTGTAGCTATCAAGCAAGATGTCGTAAGTTCTAATTGCCATCTACATTACCACCTTTATATTTGTCTGATCCATCATTACTAATTGTACCATTTCCTTCTTCAATCTTCTGCACGTCTGATAATGTCATCTCAGTTTTAACCAATCGGTCGCCTTCATATCCGCGGCGCTTTGCCTTTAGCTCCCATGCAAAGTCAGCATTAGGTTCGTCAGATTTTACAACGAACCCATCTTCGTTGCGTATTTCAACCCAAACATGCGCTTTACTATAACTTTGCAAAAATACTTGGTATTTAATGCTGGTGTTTACAATGTCGCCGAATATTTGATCAATCGGAACGATTATTTCACAATTACCATCTGTTGTTGATTCGCCCATATCACCGAACCAGTTTTCTGCCATTTCGTATGCAGGTGTGGCACGTACACCGTCTCTCGTTACGCTAGCAGCATTTTTAGTACCATTATACACAGTGAAGTCTCCCAGCACATCGACCGAACTACCGGTAATGCTAAGCTGGTTTGCTTTACCACCGTTACCACTGATAATAACTTTGTTGGGGTTTTGAATCCAAAACGCGTCGCTTTTCTGGCTAATAATGTTACCATCGGTGTAATAATCCTTAGCCGAATAAAGGTTACTCTTAGTGGCTAAATTACTCAATGCGTAGCCATTTAGATTGTATTCCGGATCATCAATTGTAGAGCTGGTAGGTATTTGAAAAATAGCTTTAGAAAGCGTACCGGTTTTGTCAGATTGGTTAATACTGAAAATATATCCAGGGCTGTTCCAAATAGCAAATCCGTTAACTTTACCAGTTGCTTGATCACCGGTAGCGTATAATCCGCCAAGCAAATTACCGTCATAATAGTATTCCATCATACCTTTTTGCAAGGTGATTCTAAACTTGGTATCATCGTCAACCGTATTGTAAGTAATACCATTAATAACACCGGCATTAAGGTTACTAGCATTAAGGTTTTTAATGTTGATATTTTGACCATCAATAGATTCTGCAGTGATAGCTGTTTTAAATGTTTGACCACCGTCGGTAGATACGCCGATACCGGCAGAGTTCAAAATAACCATCTTGTTGTGATCAGTTGTATCAATAGCAATAATCCCTTGGTCGGTAAACTTTAATTCAGTTCGTGCAGCCAAAATACTGTTAGTGGCTAATTGCATTTGTTCACTAAACCAAGCATCAGGTAATGTTGAATTGCCGTTCATAATGTCAGTGATTTTACTCGTTGCAATTGACGAACTTGCGGATTGCGTTTGTGCCATGGTTAAATCACCGCAGGTAACTTCAACTGAAATTCGTTCACCATTAATATTATAAGAACTGACGACTTTAATAATACGTACTTCATCTTCAAATCCTAACGATTCGTCTACAATTGTAATTGAATCGCCGGCGCTAGCCATGGCATATGGATAACCAGCATTTTGTAAATCTAACAATGATACAGTAATTGCCAAACTCCAGCTATTGTCAACTTTAGACTTAACTGCAGCTAACAAATTATCAGCAACTGTGTATCGTTCGTCGTCAACTGGTTCAGCTTCAATAGTTCCGAATTTAGCTTTATACATGTCGTATAATGGACTGTAATATTCAACTGATAGTCGCGGTGACGTCTGGTCGTCAACATTATCATGTGCACCATAGCCAACACCATAAGTAGCGAACGAACTACTGTCTGTTTCTATTTCAGCCGTTGATAGGTTGAACCCTTGACGAACAACAGTTGATAGGTCAGATCCAATTTTGTCTTCGATATAAACCGTTGTCCCCTGGACTTCAAATTCGGCTGAAATTTGATTGATAATATCATTGAATAGGGATAATTTGTCTTTCAATCCCCAATTTTCTTTTTCAAACGCTGCTGCTGATGTTTCATTGTTGTATGAATAGCCAGTATCTTTAAAAATAGCGTTTAAATATTCGCTTAACGGGTGTGATCCGTTCCATTTTTCATGAAATGACTTAATGCTTAACGTGTAGAAAAACATCTGTACGGCTGAAAATGATACTGTATTATCTGTGTCGTTATATCTGAACGTGACGATAGCATATTCTTCGTTGTTGAATATCATCGTCCAGCCTTTAGCAAGATTTTTCTTTACATCATTGCCGAAATAAATCGTACCAGTTAACGACTTCTCACCATTGACGCCTTCAGTAAGTTTGATTTCAGTATCAGCAACGTATTCATTATTATTGATATCTTTGAACGCCGTCATTAATTATTCACCTCCTATGCGT